CAAGCGGTGCGCTATACCACGGCACCTTGACGGGTTTGGTTTCCGGCGCCTGCGGCATGGCCATCTCGGTCGGCACCTCGACGGGAACCGGAATGATATCATTGTCGGCGAACATGGCTGCCTCGGCTTTCCGGCGCCTCACCAATCCATTGTATTTGACCTTAGGCCCGCCTGCGCCTTTCGAGGCATAGACCCATCGGGAGAATTCAACCTCGGCGCTGGCGTAGTCGCCCTTGTTCAGTTTTCGAAGGAGGGTAGAGCGCGTGAACGCACCGACGCCGAGGTTATAGACGAACGACACGAGGGCATCGTGTTGTTGCTGATTGAGGGGAACGGTGACCAGGCGCTGAACCTCTGTGGCGCAGCTTTGCAGCTCGGCCATGAGGGCGTTCTCGGCCTGCTGGCGTGTCCAGCGCATCCCCAGCTTGACGCCGTGAATGCTGCCGTAGCCGATCGTTGGCACGCCGGCGACATCGAGATACGCCGTACAGGAGCCGTCTTTTTGCTCGACGTGGTAGCCTTCGAAGTGCTTGACGAGGTCGAGCCCGGCTTGGCTAATCGGCAGGATGTCCATTAGGCTGCATCCTTTCCCTCGTCGTCGTGCTCCAGGGCTGCAAGGGCGCGATAGAGCCGAGTGGACATCTTCATCACCTTCAGGTTGTTGTCGGTGATGTGCTCGGCAAGCTCGGCGTAGCGCTGTTCCAGGTCTGTCTGGCGCCGATCCACTGTGGTCTCAACGTCGCGGACCATTTCGCCGAATGAGTGCAGCAAGGTGGCAAATCGGGTCAGCTTGGCGCTGTCTGGGTCTTGGGCCGTGGTCGTTACGCTGGTTGATTTCTTTTCGACCGTAACGAGCCGTGAACGAAGATCACCTAGTGCCTTGTTGACTTTCTGCTCAACGATAGCGTCTACGCGAGCATTGAAGGCGTCGTTGAACTGGCGCAGCATGTCTTCGGACACGACCGGGCGGGCTTCCAGCTCCGCGACACGGGCCTCTAGCGCGTTGATGCGCTTGGTAAGGAATATCCCCTGGTCATCGCCGAGTGTTTCACGTGAAACATCGCCGGCGGCCGCTGCGGCCTCTCTGGCGGCATCGACGAGGGCGTCCAGGTCTACGTGGAAGTGTTGGCCCTTCTCGGGGTCGTCGTCCCGGTAAGGGACGGCAACGACGCGATGGCGGGCGGGATCGAATTTGGCCATGATGCGTGTCCTGCGGGTGTGATACGCATCACTGATGAACCGTTAACTGATTTGCGAACTAATAGCTATTGCCGCCAACCCAGATGTGGCCGGGGATGTTGCGCGATTGCATAAAGGACTCAACGTCTTGGGGACGCAGCAGGCGGACGCTGTCAATTTCATAGTACGGAATGTTGTCCGCCGTCATCGTGCCGGGCGTGCCGTTGTCCTTAACGTATTTGACGATGGCGCTGCGCTGTTCTTGTTCGAGCTGCGGCACGCCGTTCTCGTCGTAGGTCTGGTCGGCGAGTTTGGTGCTCTGGAAGAACTCGCCGGAGATGCGCAGCAGGGCTACGACACCCGGCGCGAAAGTGGGCGGCGTGATCTCGTTGCCTTCGCCATCGTAGGTGCCGTTGGCGGTCTTGAACTGGCCGGAGCCTGCCCACCAACAATAGGAAACGCCTTCGCGGGTGTTGCCTTCTGCGTCAAGAAGCGGGTTGGCGGGCGGGTGCGCCTTGGCGAAGTTCACCAGATCGGCCTTACCACCCGGTGCGTAAAGAATGATGTCCATCATGGTAAGTCACCTGCTGTGGACCATGTTGCAAGGTCGGCGTCTGAGACAACGCGCGGGAGGTAAATAATTCGGCGAATATGGCCATTCCACGGGTCTGATCTGGTGGTGTATCTGTGGCCGAACCTTAAATCATTATACGTTGCCTGATTTTGATCAAAAGTATCGTCCGTTGCTACCGTTGCGCCATCAGCAGTGAATGCCGTATTTGAATCTTGATAAGCCCCAGCAAGCCGCACTACACTTCCCGCAGTGTAGGTTGCTGTGATCGTGGGTATTGCGTCAGCTCCGGTATCATTCAGCTCACCGCGCCATGCGGTTGAACTGTTACGTCTAACACTTAGATGCGGTGTCGCAGCGTCACCCTGCCCGAGAATAGTCGAATCTACTGGCATTACGTCTCCGTCCTGACGGTGTGAACCTTCTGCATAAACAGAAAAACCAGAGGCGTTGTCAGGAAAGCTTGTTTCAACTAAAGTGATGTTATCCACCGCCCTCGTCGCAGTCGCCCCATACGTCTTTATGAGAGAGGTGGGGACGAAGCCGGTTTCAAACTGGGCGCCGTGGACTAATATCGTGTTTGATGTTGTGTACGTCACATGGCCAGTGCTATCAAATGTGTTTCCGGTTGCCGCCTCAGCGATTCCAATAACAACAACCGTTGATGACGCTAATCCGACTTGCCCGCTTAGTGTGCATCTATACCAACCACCACCAACATCTTCTTGAAGTGTTGAATTTATTGTTCCCGAGGTTGATCCAACGTCTGTTTCACTTGCCGATGATCCACCTGTTAAATCAAAAACGGCAGAAACAAAATGCTCCGAACCTCCTTGGAATGAAATCCAAGCGTAATTATTCGTTCCAGCTTTTAAATATACGGAATATGTATAGTCTGTGTTGATTGCAAAGGTTGTGGCTAAAAAATAGTGGTGCTTTGAACCAACACCATCACCTGTCAACGTGGAGGCTGAATTTGCGACTCCATCAGGACCAGTCGCATCCTGAGCGTCAGAGGAATTTGTGTTTGTCCACGCCGTAAAGTCCTGACTCTCTGTAATCAAATTCGTCGCCGCCGGTTCGACCAGCAGTCCCCTTAGTGTCCCACTGGTATCGTGATCGTAGGGGAGGGCGTAGGCGGCAGAGCCTGCCGTTGCCACATAGCTTTCATCGGCGGGCGTAGCGAAGACTTGAGCCGTTCCGCTGCCCGACGTGGAGCCAAGCGTGAGCGTGGTCGTGGCTGCCGTGAATGACAAGGGAGAACCTGCCGTGGCCGTTCCCGTTGCAGCGCCCGAGGCCGTTATGGAGACCGTGCCTGTGACGAGTAGCTTGTACGTCTGGCCAGATACGACCGTAATACCCTGATCTGCCGGTGATGCGCTGTTGAGATAGAGATTATGAGCCGCATACGTCAGGTTCCCGCTCGCATCTAACACGTTCTTGATGGACGGGCTGGTATACGTCAGCAGATCATCAGGCACGCCGTCGAAGTCATTGGCTGGCGTCGAGGCGTCGAGCACATAGGCGCTGCCGTTGAAGTCCTGGCTGTTCTTGAAGAAGTCGTCGGTGAAATCCAGCGACAAGCTCTCCGTTTCGCCAAACACGCCCTGACGCGCGCCAGAGCACGGTTCTGCCGACGCTTCGAGCGTCCGTATTGCGACACCTGTTGGCATTAGCTCATACTCAGTCCAGCGGCGAATCCGTACCAAGTCGTGCCCGCGTCGGTTGTCAGGAAGGTGAGGATATCAACACCGCTAGTCGTCAGCGTCGGCGCATTGCCACCCGCCCAATCAACAGCTGCTGGCCAGTTGACCGTCTGAGAGCCGCCGTTCGTCAGAATCAGCGTGAACGACCCGCATGTGCCCGAGGCTGGCGGGTTGGAGAAGGTGAACGTCGTCGTGGACGTATCCACCGTGCCCGTCACGACGTTGCCAAGCTCCAGATCGATGTCCTGCGTGCCGCCGCCAATTGAGCCAATTGCGTTGACCGTTTCGCCGTAATCGCGCAACACAGGCTGGTCAATGATCTGGTCCGCCGCCGACAAGGTGCCCGAGAGCGTCGTCGCACCCAGCGTCTTGTTGGTAAACGTCGCCGTGCGTGCGTCCTGAAACGCCGCGACGTTGTCAACCGTGATCTTCTTTGAAACAGGCGTGCCGCCCGGATCGTCGATAATCACCATCAAGTCGCCGGATGTCGGCGTCGTGGCTAGCTCAGTGAGTGCTGAGACTTTGGTGTCTGCCATCTATCTACTCCAGAAGCATGTAGTCGCCGGTCT